ACCTCACCACGAGTGACGGCGAGCGCATCAAGGCCGAGCGCAGCGACTACCTGTCGAACGAGCTTGGACGTTTTGATTTCTCGAAGATGCAAGGCATCGGCGGGACGCTGGCTAAATTTTTCCATAGTCGCTTCCAGAAGCTTGCCGACGACACCAGTGCTGTCGTGCATTACGTCACGCCGGAGAACATGCAGAGGCTTTGGGGCAACGAGGACCCCAGAGAGACGCCGCTTGGCTACCACACGATTGACAAGAACGGCGTGAGCCACATCGTGGTCAATACCGACGTCAAGGATGAAGGCCTCAATCAGGGTAGCCTAGCGCACGTCCTGTTGCACGAGACTGCGCATGCGGTGACGGTGCGGGAGATCAATCGCTCTCCCGTTGCACGCACCACCATTCAGAAGTTGATGCACTACACTGGGGAGTGGGTCGAGAAAAACAAAGCCCACGTCGAGGCGACGTTCGGCAAAAACAAAGTCACGTACGCGCTGACCAACCCCAAAGAGTTCGTTGCGGAGGCGTTCTCCAACAAAGACCTCCAGCACATCCTCACGCAAATTCCTATCGAGGACCCCGAGCTTAGGAGTTTCTTGGGGCTCGACAAACGTTCGATGTCCTTGTGGGATGTGTTCCGCGGCTTCGTGAAGAAGGCCGTGGAGAAGATCACTGGCCAGATGCCGCAGTTCGACAGCGTGCTCGATGGCATCATGAAGGTGGGCGAAGAGCTCACCAAGCAGCACAAGGAAGAGTACATCGACAAGGGCAGGCGCTATGGCGAGCGCGGCCATGAAGATGCACACCAGTTCGTGCAGGGCAATGCTGACGCGCTGATGAAGCAGGCGCGCGACGGCGTGAAAGAACTCCTTGAGAGCCCGCACCTTAACACGCAGGAGCGTGGCCCCATCGCGCTCAAGCTTCGAACCTTCGACAATATCGCCCAGCTTGCCGATCACTATTTCGGAGAGGGCAATCCCATCCGGAAGATCACCAACGCCATCGAGCGCATGCGGGTTACCGCGGAGGGTATCTTTCAGAAGAGCGAGCCGCTCTTGAGGAGGCTGGTCGAGCTACGCTCGAAGGACGCGGCCGGCTTCAAGGAATTTTCGTCGCTGTTGCATGATGCGACTGTCGCAAACGTGCATCCTGACGTAGCACTTAACGATGCCAAGAACGCGCACTTGGGCAAGAAGCGCGTCGTGGGGGAAGCTGTCTGGTCGAAGGCCCAACACCCGGAGCTTGCGAAGCGCTACCGGGAGCTGAGCCCCGAACTCCAAGAAGCATGGCACGACGTCGTGAAGCATTTCACCGACACGCAGAATGCCATGACCCGAGGCATCATCGAGAACCGCATTTTGAAAGTGCTGGGGGTCGAGGATGCTGCGCTTGCTGAACGTATCCATCTCGGTACTGCTACTGATGCTGATCGCACTCGGATTGGTAGCGAAATGTTTGACACCATCGAGCAAGCCGGAGAGCTATCAAAGATCGAAGGACCCTACGTCCCCTTGATGCGGCGCGGCGATCACGTCGTGAAGGGCGACTACAAGGTGGCCACACCCGCCGGTGCCACGAAGCTATCTACTAATGAGTTCGAATTTAAAGACGAACGGGCCGCCTCTGACTATGCGAAATCCTCGCCACTCAAAGTGTCCATTAAAAAAGTTTGGGTCGATGAGAGCACAGGTTCCACTACCCGGGATGACGGGAGCAAGGTGGCCGCGGACGATCTTGACGCCGTTCCACGCTTCCGTGCCGAAGTGCAAAATCGGCACGTCGAATTTGTACAAGGCCGGGCGGCGGCCGAGCGGCGCGCACAGGAACTTGCGAAGTCTGGGAATATAGATGTCCATAAGGTAGTCCCCCGTGCGTACGAAGTGGGTGGCCGGCAAGCCACAGAGCTTAGTGCTTCGCTCCACCGGCTTGTCAAGAAGCTCGAAAAGTCCGAGGCCTACAAACAGTCGTCACCGACCCAGAAGGCAATGCTGCGACAAGCGGTCGAAGAGGCCGCAGCGGCCAGCCACGGATCAACCAGAATAAGCTCCAAGGCGCTGCCACGGCGTGGCGTCGAAGGCTACAACGAGGACTTGGTCAGGAACATGGGCGAGTACGGCGAGAGCTCCTCGCGGTACCTTGCCAAGCTCGAGCACATGCCGGACGTCGAAGCTGGTATGAAGGCCATGGAGGACCAGCTCCAGCGCGATCACTCCAAGACCAATCAGTACGGTAGGACTACTATCCGCAACGAGGTCGTACGCCGCGTGAACGGCGACAACGGCTTCGACCAAGGCGGTAAGTTCTCGCCTGTGGTGAAGCGCGCCATGGCGATCAGCTTCATCGACAAGCTGGCCTCCCCTGCATACAGCGTCATCAACGCGATGCAGCCGGGCATGGTCACGATGCCTTATCTGTCAGGACGCCACGGCATCGGGCGCTCCGCGGCGGCGCTCGGCCGCGCCTACAGCGATATCTCTGCCGGCAAGATCATTAAGCAAGGCCTCAAGGAAACTGGACGGCGTCTGAAGGGCAACGGTGCCCCCGACGACTTCATCACCAATGCCAAGGGTTTGCTGAAAGACCCGCAGGAGAAGGCGATGCTCGACTACATGGTCGAGCACGGCGTGGTTGACCCGAGTGCTGGTATGGAAATCCGCGCACTCACGAAAGACTACTCTGGCGTGGGCGGGAAGGTCGACGCTGGCATCGGATACCTTGAAGGGGTAACGCGCGAGATGCCGCGCGCCATCGAAGCTATCAACCGTATGACCACCGCACTGGCGGCGTATCGGCTGGAGCGCGGCCGCGGCGCGTCCCACGAGAAAGCCATCGAGTATGCGCAGGACGCGGTTAACAATACCCAGTTCAACTACTCGCCGACGAACGCGCCGCCGCTGTTCAATCACCCCCTTCTTAAGCTGGCCTTCCAGTTCAAGAAATACGGGCAGGGGATGTATCAGCTCATTGGGGGCCAGATCGGGAGGGCCTACCGCAACGCCTCGCCCGGTGACCGGCAGGAGGCCGTGAAGACGCTTATCTCGCTGGCGGCCACTCATATGGCCATCGCCGGCGCCCTCGGCTTGCCGACCGAGCCTTTCAAGTATCTGGTCATGGCGAGCGGTCTCGTTGGCGGCCCGCAGTGGGGCGACGTCGAGGACCGTATCAGGAAGGCGGCGGCGAATGTTCTGGGGAAAACTGGAGGCGAAGTTTTTACTCGAGGCCTTCCTCGTCTGGTTGGTGTCGATCTTTCCCGTGTTGGTCTTGACAGTGTCACATCATTTGGGGAGCCGCGGACGCCGAAAGAAAGCGACGTCAAGAGCTGGCTCTTCGACACCATCGCAGGACCCGTCGCAGCGCTCGGCGTCGACTACGCCAAGTCGCTCAACCTCATCGCCAATGGAAACTTCGAAAAAGCCGCCGAGCTCATGATCCCGATCAAGGCGGCGAGCGACACCATGCGTGCCTACCGCCAAGCGACCGAAGGTAAGAAGAACGCTCGCGGCGTGCAGACGTCGGCGCCCTATAACTTTGGGGAGGCTGCACTGCGTGTGGCCGGCTTTGGATCGGCCCGGGAGGCGGAGGAAGGCGCGGCGAACTCCAGCTACTACCGCCAGAAGCAGGAGCAGGACGACGCCCGCAACGCGCTGGTCAACTCGTGGGTAAGCGCCAAGCCCAACGAGAAGGGCAAGGCCATGGCCGCGATAACCAAGTGGAACATGGGGCAGGAGCCCGAGCTCAAGATCAAGCCGAAGGAACTCACGGACAAGTTGCGCAAGGACGCTCAAACGGCTAAGACGTCTGTGCGGGGTATCACCCCCAACAAACGAACCAAGCACTTGCTGGAGGAGACACCGTACAATGTTCGGTAGATGGAAGTGCAAGGACTGTGGCCACATCCAGAGCCACCCCGTTATCGTCCGGAGTAACCCGCGCTGCGATGCTTGCTATGGTGGTCGCATGGAGCGCGTGGAGTGCCCGACCGAGAAGCAAGACAAGTGAGCCTATCAACAGGCATCGAGATAGCCCTGTGGCTCGCCTTTCTCGGCGTTGTATGGTGGCTGCTTGCGCGCTGGTTCTTTAGCCGCTGGTGAGGAGGTACAATGGCCAAGGACTACGGGAAGGGCACTCGAGACCCCAGCTCGCACCGGACGCCGGCGCAGATCAAGAAGATGGATCACGGCTACAACCACCGCCCTGACATCGTGAAGAACCGTGAGGAGCGTAACCAAGCGCGCTCCTACATGAAGAAGAAAGTCGGCGCTGCCGCCATCGCCGGCAAGGACGTGGACCACAAGAAGATGGTCATTCACGGCGGTACCAACGCCCCCGGCAACCTGCGTATCCGGACTGAGCACGCGAACCGCGGCTGGGAAAAGAAATCCAAATAGAAAGGGACTACCTATGCGGCGAGTTGTTTCCTCGATCCTTTTGGCATGCCTGCTGACAGCTACTGCCACCGCCAATGCCAAGGGTTTTCACAAGCATCACAGGTCGCATCGCGCGCATCATCACAGGTCTCACGGCCACGGCCGGTTACCTTGGTGCGGTATCTACATGACACAGTACTTCGGGATATTTAAGCGCAGCCTGTGGGTGGCGGCGAACTGGCGCTTTGAAGGGACGAACGCTGGAGGTCCCCGCGTTGGAGCAGTTGTTGTGTGGCCACACCATGTCGGAGTGATCCGTGGGGGCCCTGATAGCGCTGGACGATGGTTGGTCCATTCAGGAAACGACGGCAACGCCGTGCGAACAAGATACAGGTCTCTGCGCGGTGCAATAGCTTTTCGAGAAATTGGTAGTCACCTAGCTCGTTCATCGGACGACAACCTCAAAATCCAGCAAGAGGCTTCTCGAGGCCGCCACAAGCACTTGGCGTCGCATACTGTCCGTAGCCGGCGCCACGCCGCCCGCTTGCGTCAAGCCAGTCGCGCCGCAGCTCTGGCAATCCTCGTCCCACAGTCTCCTTCTACATTCGCCCTTACACTGCCAGCAAAGCTCACAGACGAAGTTGCTCGGCATCAGAGACAGCCCATGGTGGAGCGCCAGCGAATGATTAATCATCGCTCTGTCGCTGGGCATGTACAACGGCGCGCGTACGAATTTCTTATTGTTTGACATGGCCGAACCCGCTCTCGCTCCCGCTTATTAAAACTTCCTTGGTGGTCCACCGACGACCACAAGTATTGCACGCTCGACGCCGCGTCATGGTGAACGCGCGCTTGGCCTTGCCGGCCACCCAGAATTGATCAGCCTTTTTGCGGCTCTCCACAACTGTACTTTCTCCTCCGCGGGGGCCTTTATTAGGGCGTCCCGCGGAGTTGTCTTTGCAGTGGGGGCAGGTAATCACTAGGGCATATCCATGTAGGCACGAGCACGCTTCTGGTAGTCCACACCGAACTTGATGGTGTTCTCCGAGTGAACGAGGAACGCCCCGTCGACTTGACTTGGCGAATGGATGTAGGCGGTGGCCGTCGCGCCGGTGAGGATGCACGGGGTATTTTTCTTGATACAATCCACCAGCTTATCGAACTGCTTCTTGGCCTCGGCAAGACTGGTATAGCGCACCAGATGCGTGGTGGGGTTGCAGTTGAAGGAGACGCAGATTTGCGCCTCTTCAGTTGGCGGGGCAGCAAGTTTAGCTTTAGCCAATAGTACCTCCTGTTTGCGTTCGTTAACGATATCCAGAATGTGTCTCGTCATAGCATGTCGCTCACGAAATCCAAGTCCTTCGACGAAGTCAAGTCGAGCTCGATGATGTGCTCGTTAGCGCCGGCGTGGCTAGTCCCGGCCCCCATGCGTGCGTTCTTCACGGGATTTACCGTTACCACTTTGCACAGTGCCTCAACAAGATTGATCTTGTTGATTTCGTTTTTCTTGCACCACGCACCCAGCGCAGCGCTCGAAATCCTCATGAGCTGGTTGTCCACGCCTACTTGGACGTCTACTCCCTTCAGGTGAGAAGGATCAGCCGGGTAAATCAATCTTACCGCGTTGGGGTTCGGTGGCTTGGGCGGCTTGCCCTGTCCGACATGTACCCGTGAGGTAACCAACCAAGTACCGTTGCGCTTGGCTTCCTTGAAGAAGCTATTCAGGATCGCGCTAACGTTGATGCTCTGGTCGAGGTCAACAGTCTGATCGCGACGATGGCCGCGCATATCGGCCAGCGCCTTATACATGAACGTCTTGAGCGCGGCCTCATCGAAAACGCTATATCCAATTTGCCCAGCGTAACGAGCCCCCAATAGGATGCACGCAATGACAGAGACCCAAAATCGTTCCTCTTGATCAGCGCTGGTCTCCTGCTCGATCTGTTTAGCAAGAGCCGCCATATCGGTCGCGATCTGACTGTGATTTCCGCCAAGAAACTGTGCGTACTTGAGACCGACATGACCGTAGTTATTATTGAGCTTCGAGAGACGGATAGTTGCGTCCGACGTAGCAACACGGCCCGCAGAGCTGGGGGGAGCCACGCGGTATTCGAAAATACGCATGAGCCCTGCGCTCGTAGTGTTTGTTTGAGAAACCACATGGTCGATCAAGCTCTCGTTCGATGCAGAGATAACAAGCGTCTGCCAGTCGCCGGGCTCGCGTAGCTCGGCCTTGGAGTTCATCCGCGACTTGCCCTTGCCGCTGCTGATTTGAAACGTCATCTTGACGAACTTCTTTGTGTCTTGGTCCGTCTTAAGCTCGTCCCAGTACAGCGGCAAACTCTTGATCTCGCCGACGATCCCCATCACCGCGTTCTCGGTGTCGGTTAGTCCTTGGATGCCTTTGACCGGATTACCCCAGACACTCTGAGCGATAACGACTGCAGTTGTTTTTCCAATTCCACTCTCGCGAGAGAATGCCGACATGAGGGCACCCTTGTGACCGGTAAATTGAACGAGTGGAGCAGCGAAGGCCGATGCCACCAAAGCTTCCAAATCCGGCCGCCCAACACCGCACACGAGTTTAGCCGCATCCAACCAAAAAATGTCCGAACCTTTGGGTCGATAGCGCTGAGCGAGTACACAGCGTTGCCAACTGCTGCTGGTTGTACCCGTGGGCGTCCATAGGCGATCACCAAATACAAAACCATCGAGCGTCCCATGTCTGTTGAGCCACCCAAAAGGTGAGCTGTTGACCATGTCTTTGATCTTCTGCAGTTGGTTGATCCAGCCCACGAAAAATTCTCCTATTCCGGTATCCTTGGTGGGGAGCATCACACCCTGACTTTGCAGGCATTTCCGCATTTCGTTCGTGGCGGCTACCTCGAGAGGTAGATCGACTTGCGTTATCTTCCCGCGCTCCACCACACTCTCGAAGTGAAGCACTTTCGGGTCGTTCTGCAGCCATGCGTCTCGCATCGGGTAGTCGCAGACCGGCAACAGCATCTTGCCGCCGGGGTTGTTGGGGTCATCCACGATCTTGCAGATGATGTCCGTGGCGCTCCGCTGGAAGCCGGCGGGTAGATCGTTCAGAGCTGCGCCAGTTTGAGTGCCCGCAGGAGCTCCGTGCGCTGCTGCATTGGCAGCAACGCCCATGCTTGTTTGTACCGGCGCTGCCATTCCGAAAGCTGTTGTCGTAAGCGCGCCGTTTCCGTTGCTTGGCGGAGCGCCTGCTGCAGTGCCTTGTCCCGCTGGCACCTGAGGAGATCGTTGTTCGAAATTAAGTGGTGATTTTCCGTGAGTACGGAACGTGCAACCAGAACAAGCTGTCGCTCCCGAACCAGAGATGGCTGAGCACGAGGGCCAGCCAAGTCCACGTTCAGACTTCTCGCGATTTTTTCGGTCGAACTCGGCGTCGGTTTCTTGTGGCGTGTAGCTCGCATGGCCTTTGCTCATTCTATGTGCGTCGGCTCGCCCACCCTCGGTGAACGTAGCGATCAGCGTGGTTAAATTCCAGAGCGGATTGCTGTTATCGGCTCCTCCATTTGCCACTGTAGTTGCAAGGAACCCACAAGCAGGCAACAGGCTATCCAGCTTAAGAGGAGCGCGGAGAAGGTCAACGCCACCTTGAAGTTCGCACGCCTCAGTAACCGGCGCTCTTGGAGGGAACAGAGCCCTGTCAATGAAAGCCGCGGGTGGTCCACTAGCAGCTGCTCCCGTTGTCGGAGGGTACGATGCAAGAGGAACGCGGATACGATCCACAGTGTAGTCGAAATCAACAGGAGTACCGATAAATCGGACATGGCGCGGCGCAGCCTCTTTGTGGTTGAAAGTATCGGGGATGCGGAGAATGCGCGCCGCGTCTATCGTACACTGCACGTCGCAGCGCAGCCCCTCTTGCCGGGTAGCCTCGGCCAACGAGGCCGCGATGGGCAACCACTCATGTGGAGGGAGCGGTTGGTTGACGCACCAATAGACATGCACGCCGCCGCCCGAGTGGATCATCATTGTGGGCTTGGGCAGCTTCGTCTTGTGGATAAAGCTAGCCAGCGCGCTGACCAGCTCGTCCCATGTCGGGTAGCCTTTCTGGATCGCCTTGGGTTGACCCGTGGCCGGGTCCAGTTGTACCGCCTTAAGGTCGATGTCGATGAAAAAGCTCTTAAGCGAAACCGCGTTCTCGGAAAGTCGGATCGGCGAATTGTACTTGAAGTTCTTCGCCGAAACTTTGGGCGTGGCATTCGCCTGCATCGACATGCAGGCGTAAACGTCCAGTGTGTTGCTACCGGCCTTGAGCGCAAAGCCCAAAGCAGAAACAGCCTCCTGCATTGTGGTTACTGCACGGCCCGCCCACGCGGCCTTACCGTCGGCCCTTGGTTCCTTTGGCGGAAACGTCCAGTGGATGTTTACGAACCCTCGCTCCCCGGCCTGAGGCCATGGGACCACACGCGCGAGGTATTCGCGTGCCTGATCAAGCAAGTTATTCCCCCTGCCATTACATGCGGGGCACTATCGCCCCACACGCAACGCCCATTCCAATTCAGCTGCCGGTGCCGATAAGGGCGGCGAGCTTGTCGTCGAGCGAGGCCTCGAACGCGGTCGGGTTTACGGCTTGGGCTTGCTGAGCAGGCTGGGCTACCGGCTGTACGACCGGCTGTGCGACAGCTTGAACAGTGGGCTGCGGCGCCGGAGTACTCGGCTGGGTAACCGCACCGCCGAACGCCGTCATCTGGCGCGCTGCCTGTGCAACCGGCTGCGGCTGGACCTGAGCCACAGGCTGTGCCTGTTGGACGTTCTGTACGACCGGCTGTGCAACCCCACCAAAGCCGCTGGGCTGGGGCCCGCCCTGTGCGGTCGGATGTGCCACCGGCTGGGGTTGAGCCACTGGCTGGGGCTGTGCGACCGGCTGAACAGGCTGCTGCGCCATGACCTGAGCCACAGGGGCGCCGGCCGGCGCTCTCTCGAAGGTAACCTGCTCGACCGGAGGCGTGGTAGGGGCGGGTGACAACGAGGCATCGGCGATCACACGGGACACAATGTCCGAGTTCCGGAGCTGCACGACGATAGCTGCTTCGTCGTCAGTGAGCGGCCGCACCGCGCTGAAGATAAACTTGGGGAAGCTTTCCTTCGGGTCGAAGGCGACCTTAACCACCATGGAGAAATACTGGTAGCCGGCCTGCTTGTACTTGGTGTCGAACGCCGCCAAGTCCTGAAGGCTGGCCGCCGGGCACCGGAGAAGCATCGGCCCGCCGAACACTTCGTTCCTGAGATCAGCTGCCGGCACGATGGCGAGGCGCCGGTGATCGCCGCAGGCTTTCCCCTTGCCGCCGTTCGGCGCGGTGTTCCACTGGTTCTTGGGGCACGTGGCGCAGATCGTGCTCTGCTTTTTCGGGGCGCCCTGATCCGGACGCACACCGTCGGCCGAGGAGCAGTCAGGCGGGTTCGAAGAGCTTTCATCCCACCCGTTTTCATACCACGTCTTGGAGAGGGCCGGGTTGGCTTTCAGGATGACGATTTCGACGCTGCCCATCGGGCCGTCACCATCCGGTCGCATGAGCTGCTGCTCAATGTCGCGGTAGTGGATCGCCCAAACTTTCCCGCGGTACCGCAGGAGGCCGTAGCCTCCGCTGATACCACCGGTGAGGTCATCGCCGGCGTTCGTAGCGCCGAATACGCTCGAGGCCGGTGCGTTGAAGGCCGGGTTCATAGTAACGACTGCGTTCATGTAGTGCTCCTGAGTGAAACGCTTGGGAGATTTAAGATTAGGTTCCGGTTTTGCGGCGCACGCCGACGTCGCGGAAGACGCTGTAATTCACGCCGGGCGGCGGGGTACCGTTGTTTGCGGGGTTGTCGATATGGGCTCGAACGGCTGTCACGTTGGCTTTCTTATCGAGCAATTCGAACTGGCCAGTGGTGACAACATACGCCCAGAAGGCGTCCATGTCGCTCACGGAGGCACTATCTTTAGACGTGAAGGAAGCTGTTCCGCAAGAGGTTTTTACGCTGTCCACATTTAGTGTGTCCATGCCTGCGGCTATCTCAGCCTTTAGTGCCTCCATCGCATCGTTGAAAGGCGCGAGCTCGGCCTTGTGCCGCTCGACAAGCTCTGCCTTCAAGTCGCGGAGCTTGACAAATTGCCCGACGCGCTTCTCAAGGTCGATGGGCTGGGGAGCAGGCGGGGGAGTTTGATCCATGGCTACCATTCCTCATTGGTGTCGGCGAACATCTGAAGGAAATTCTTCTGCACGTCGGCCTGAGCTTGCAGCATGCGGTACACTTTACGCTCCACAGCTGTACTCTGCAGGTGGATAATCTGCTGCTTGTGCTTCTGGCCTACTCTCTTGATACGATGGTTGGCCTGATCGTAAATCTCATTCGAAAGAGATGGACCAAACCATATGATCGTGTCTGCGGCGGTAAGCGTAATGCCGTGGGCAAGGCATTGAGGGTGAGCAACAAGGACCCGGTACTTCTCCGTGTTCTGAAAGAGATGGAAGTACTTATTTCGTTCTCGGTCCGTAGTATCTCCGCTAACAACACAATGCTCAATCTTCTCTTTGTCGAGCGCTTCAGAGATACCTCTAAGTGCATGCTTGAAAGGGACAAAGACCAGTACTTTACGATCTGTGCTCTCGATGCCATCTAGGAGTGCCTCGATACGGTTCTTGTTGTCGAGCGGCACGCTGTTGCCGGTCTGGCTAGCGTACACCCAGCCCAGCGAAATTTGGAGCAGCTTGTTCATCGCCGCGCCGGCGTTCACAGCGGAAATCAACTCCCCCTTAATGGCGGCGCTCTGGCAATGGTTGACGATCTCTTTGTAGACTTTGGTCTGTAGCGTCCCCATCTCCACGTCAATGAAGCGCTCTACACAGGGCGGCAGCTCGGTCACCTCGTCGATGGTGAACCGCACCGCGGGCTGCATGACGTCGTAGGCCCGCTGTACGGCGTCCGGCTTGGGGAGTAGCTTCGAGAACGTGGTGTTCGTGAGCTTGTACATGAGCTCTTGTTCGAAGTGCGAGAAGTACTTCGGCACCGAGTGGGGCGTGATCACCTTGCACTGGTAGTAAACGTCGGTCGGGAGATGCGGCATCGGGGAGCCGGTCATGCCCCACACCCACGGGGTCTTCTCCGCGAGCTTCACCATGATTTTGGTGCGGTCACACTTGTTACGAAACGCGGCCAGCTCGTCGATGCAGATCACGTCGATATAGCCGCCGGTTACCGCGGCGAGTAACTCGTTGCCGATAACCTTGATGCCGTCGTGGTTGATCACGAACACGTCTGTGTTTGGGTCTTTAAGACGCTCGAGGCGAACCTGTTTGGAGCCGTGGAGGACTTTAACCCGCATGTTGGCGTCGACTTCGAAGACCTCACGCATCCAAGTGAACGTCATCGTTGACCTCGGGCAGATCACAAGCATGCGCTTCGCGCGGCCGTGGGCCTTGAGGTAGTCGAAACTCCAGATGGCTGTCTTGGTCTTGCCTGTACCCATGCCGTTCAGGACATAGGCCCGCTGCGCCATAGTGAGTAGCGCGCAAGTTTTTTTCTGAACGTCGAACGCGTTCTTCCCCATCTGCATAGGGAACGTGTACTGGGTCAGGATCGGCGCGGGCACTTCGAAGCCCAGCTGCCGCAGCAAATAAGTCTCGGTCTCCGAGTGCGGCACCAGCGCATACTGCGTGCCATCGAAGTCGTGCAGCTTCGCATTGGGAAACAGGTTGTTCACCGATGCCGCAGCACCGGTGTCCACCAGAGGTACCCCTACCAGCTTATGCTTGTGGCTAACTATTGCCTGCACTTTGGCTCCCTCGCTGAGACCACTTGATCATGTCGAGCGCTCGCTGGAGACGCTCCACGCCCTCGTCGCCGTCGATAACGAAAATAATCGCGCCGGCATCTTCCATCTGTTTGATGGTCGTCTGTTGCCGCGGCGTTGGGTGCTTGCCCGGCGCCTTGGTCTCGATAGCGATGTAGTGGCCGTAGTAGCACACGATGCAGTCGAGCGTCGGCATGCCCATCCCGTTCTGGACGGGCCAGTGGGCGTAGAGCCCATTGCGGAACACTTGTCCAGCCGAATTCATTGTTGGCTCCCGGTATACATCCAGAAGCTTCTTGACTTTGTCTTTGACGATACCTTCGGGCGTGCGGGCCATCAGTGCGTGCCTGTAAAGTAGGCGATCAGCGGGGCGCCGATGTAGCCGAAAATATTGATCGCTCCGGTGGCCACAGACAATCCAACAAGAGCGACGAACACCGCCAAGGAAATCCATCCAAACCTAGTCATGTCAATCTCCGGGGTTGATCATCTGTAGTTTAGTCATAAGCTCTTCGCTCGGGAATGGCGCATCGCCTCCCGGCTCGTCAAAGACGACGCTTGCGCCTTCGCCGCCTCGCTGTTTCGGCGGAACGATGGCCTTCACGCGAATAATTTCCACGCCGCCCTCAGTGAGCCGTACCGCGGCGGCGCGGACATTCCTTATACCCCAAACCGCCATGGTTTGCACGAGGCCATCGTTCAGCTTTGTGAAATCTTCAAGCCGAAAAAGCATTGCTGCATCCGCGCTCCCCACAAAGCCCTGCACCTCCGCGTCGAAGGTTTTCCAGTCGACCATGGTAGCGTAGGCCTTCTGCTCTTCCTCCAGCCTGCCGCGGAGAAGGGCCATCCTACCGGCCACCATCTCCTGCTGCGTCTTGACCGGCTTGTCGGCGATCAGGTCGAGAAGCTCTTGCCATGGTTTGGGCACGAGACCACTTTGCACCACTTTCTGCACATTCGGCTTGCGGTTGGTGGGAAGTTCATCGACTGATGTGCGGAAGTGAGCGCGCTTATCCTTGGCCACAGTGATCTCCACATGCCCGGCATGTCGTTGCGGTAGAACGTCTCGCTGCTCTCGGCGTCCTCTTTGAGCCACACGAACGAGCAGCGGATCGCTTCCAAGTCTTTCCAGCGGGCAAACGCACATGCGGCGCTCAGCGCCAGCTGGAAACTATCCTCGAGAATTTTCCCCGTTTTCCAATCAACCAGCAACGCGATGGGGCCTTGCTTCTTGACGAAGTCGATCTTGACCCGAAGCCAAGGCTGCGGCCCCGAGCCATCGCGCGCCCCGAACCACGGGGCCTCGCCAAAGTTCTCGTCGATGGCGCTCTCGAGCTCGGTGAACACTTCGCCGCCACCTATGAGGACTTTCTGGCACCACTTTTCGAAGTGCGCCGGGAAGCCGGTAGGGAGAGCTGCCCCGGTCTGGCAACGGGATGCCATGGCCGTGTGGACCGTCTCGCCCCACTTGAGCTCCTCGTTGTCGTCGCCGTCGTTGTAGTTCTTGAGGACGTCCGTCTCGTAGTAGCGCTTGCCGCACACCTCGAAGTTTTTGAGGCGCGAGTAGCTCCACGAGAAAGGCTTTTGGCGAGCAACCACGGCGCTGCCATCCCGCCGTGTGGTCATCATGGCCATAGATTATTTACCCTCTTTCTTGGGAAGCTTTACCCCAAAGAAGTTGGCCCACCACTCGCCAACATACTCCAGTGTTTCGCACTGGGTGAGCGGCGGTTGCCTGCCGAAGAGGTTCTCCTGCAGCGCGATGCGCTCCTGCTCGGCTTGCCATGCTGTTCTTCTCATTTGCCTCTCCATCTACTCCGCGGCTGCGGCGCGGGTCACCATTTTCGGTGACTTGGCGATTGTGAGCTCGTGCTGGAGCTTGGCGATCTCGTTGGCGCACTTGCGCAGGTTCACGTCCCGCTCGCGCACATCGGCACGCAGCGCGTCGTTTGTTTTCTCGACTGTCGTGAGCCGTGTGCGCAACTCATCGGCAAGCTTCCTCGACGGGACTTCCAAGTCACGAACGGTGCCCTGCAAAACGTCCAGCGCCTTGACGATGGCATCCGCCGTGCCTTCCGTGCGGCACTCGGCGATGGGGGCGAACCGCTCGTTGCCGGCACCGCCCGCTCGCCTTGCGCAAACCATCCACTTACCTTTCGGGGTAATCGGCGCCAGTGTGATGTAGTCTTGCTTGAAGGTCCTGCTCACGTTGCTTTCTCCTGTTCCAAGAAATCGAACAACAAATTCTGCACTCGCGCGAGCCCCTCGGGCGCACGTAGGTATTGGTCTTCGTTCTTCTGTGCCCGCGGCTACAGAAAATATCCAGCTTGGGCCTACCGGCCATCTTTGCCTGCTACGAGTATGTGGATTTGACCCACGAGCTGGTCGCTGGGGAACATGTCGGCCTTGTCGACCAGTGTAACTGGCTTCCCGTTGTGGACCAAGAAAATAATCGCTTCTTGGTCGTTGAGGTGAATGGCCATATGGTCGAACGGGATCGGAGGAGCGTGAAATTCGCTTACGCTCTGGGAGTACGGTCCCCAACGCATGCGCATGGCCAGCATGCTCATTGGGCTCACACCTGTCAGCATTGCCCCCTGCCTTCTCCAGTCGTTAACATCGTAGACCTCCGGTATTTCTTGGTGGACTTTTAGTGGCGTTCCCCATCGGTCAATCTCGGGAGGAGCCACTAGGGGCGGTCTGGACGGCCATTGCACCGGCGGGTGTGCCGCGACGAGCTGCTCCCGTAGCTTGTAGTGGTCCTGCAACTCCCGCACCTCTTGCGGAGTTGGTACTTTGACTGGTGTATTACCTGAGCCTATGGCCATTATTTGCAGTCTCCGTAGTTCGGGCCGAAGTGCATATCTGCAGCGAGCGGCAAGTCAGGCGCCCACCACGGCCTCTTGTGCATCTCAGCGTGGAGTACACTACCTACTAGTGGCACCAGCGTGTCGGGTACCACATAGCAGAGTGCGTCGTGTACTTGTAGTGCAAGGCCTATGCCACAGGGGTTTACCTGTTGCTCAACGCGGATCGCGGCGTCCATGACGATGATGCGTGCAAGGGCCTGCACGATATTCTCAAGGAGCGCGCCGCCGTAAATTCGTTTGGTCTCTCCCCCATAATCGTAGACCCATTCGGTACCGTCACTCGTACGTACCTGCCGTAGGTTAGCATATCGCAGATATAGACCGGATGGGAGAGTAATCCGCTCATGCTCAAACACGCAAGGTCCGATAGAGTAGCTGCCCCAACCACCAGCCAAAACAGGAAGCGCGTTTTGGAGTTGTTTGTGGAGTGCAGGCACTCGGTAGTAAGTGGAGCGATAGGTTCCAACGATACGCGCTGCTTCTCCGTCATCTAGGATGATCTCCTGTCCCATGCCAGTTAGTTTCAAAGCCTCGAGTGACTTCACCCGAACCTGCTCTTTGAACTTCACCCAGCCCAGTCCAAATCCCAGCCCTAGAATTGAGGTCTTACCTAAAAATCGCTGTTCCTTTGTGACTTGTGAGACATCGATGCCAAATACTTTGGCGGCGAAAATTTTGTATGGGTCCTGATTAGGGTCCTCGAACTGCCGCAGCAAGTCTACTTCGCCCGCCAGCCAAGCGACGATGCGTGCCTCGATCTGCGAGCTGTCCGAGTTGATAACTTGGCATCCCGGCGGCGCAATGAGTGCGCGCTTGAGATAGTTTATCTTCCCTCTGCTCGGGAAATTCTGTGTGTTGAGTTTCCAGTCGCCGCCCAGTCTATGCGTGTGTGCCGCGCCGTACCTGAGAGGTATCGGCATCAACTTGCTACCCGCCGGGTAACCGCGGTGGTCTAGGTAAGATTGCGGCCAAAAGAGGGTAGCTATATTAAGCAGACGGTCAGTACGGGTCTCCTCGATTGTAGACTTATGGCCAAGACGCGCTGCGACGACCGCCTGCACTGCAGGGTCAGGGTGATCCTCCAGAGCGGTGAACGCCTTGTCAGATTTTGCGAAGGCCCAATTCTCTCGACCAGTCGCGGGGGAAACCTTACGCGGCGGATCGACGCCCAAACCTTGAAGTAGAACAGCGAATTTGTCGTTTGACATAAGGTCCGGCTTACCATTGGCCCCTACCATCATCGCTGTTCTACTTCAAGGTTTG